TAATAGATAAACCATCATCACTCGAATCATCGTCGTCTGTATCGTATTCATCGTCGGCGAAATCGTCTTCCACGTCTTCAATTATTTCTAGGCGTTCTGGAGCTTTAGATATCCTACCGGAGCGCGTTGAGACGGGCGCGGGTGCCAATTTCGACATTTATAGTAATGTAGATAACTTTTTTCGAAACGTGTCGCATTATAATTTATTACAAATTTTATCGGTTAACTTATGTTTACGATTCGCGCACCCACACACTTGTTCGATCGTCTTCCCGGTTATAGTAAAAGCTACCTCCTTCTCGCACGCGTCGCATTGATGATCCGTCTTTATGGAATACGCACCTTTCTTCTTTTCCTTTTTTAGTTCCGTCAGGTTCAACTCCGTCCGCGCGATGTATTTGTTTACGTATGTCGTTAAATCCTTTAAAACGTCGTCGCTCCGCTGAGTACCCTGTTGTTTTTTTGAGATTTCCTTATACTTCGTTAATTCCATTTTCTCTACGATCTTGGGTGTGAGCGCGAATTGACGCCCTGAAAAATCTTTACAAAATCCATAATGACGATCGCGCATCGTCTCGCATTTACAAAAACATTTTTGACGAATAACATTCCCGATTATGTGAAACCATACGTGATTCGACCCGTGAGCTCTTTTCGTATTTTCACAATATCTCGAGGTCGTCGCCACTAGGTGTTGATTTTGATGTTTATATATGTGTGTGATGATTGCTCTCGATTGACCCTCCATGTTTTTTTGGATGAATTCTTGAAGTGTTAGTATGACCGTGCGATCGGTTAATTCATCGTTGGTTTGGGCGCTAGTAAAAGCTCCTTCGGTTTTACTTTTAGAGCCGACGATAACCCGGGGTTCCGTACCGTCTTTGGTTCGTAGGGTTGCCATCCACATGATGTCGACTGTGGGATTGGATGAAATTTTTTGCATGAATCCGAGTACTCCCGATTTGTATAAAAAAATGGGTAAATATTCACCTTGGATTAGTCGTCCCTTCTCACACGAATCACATCCTTTCCCCTGACATTCCTTACAGTTGACCATCTTGTGTGAATATGGCATTCGAAATCCACTCCCCTTGGTATTTCTTTCGGAACTACCATACACAGATAAATCAACAATATCATTCCAATCCTTTGATCCATATACCAATTGGAGGGTTGAGATTATATGGTCCCTCAGAGCTAGAGCGGACGACCGATTCACCGGGAAATTTGGCCAATTTATATGAACACCAGTCTTAATATAGTCACCGTGTGGTTTCGGTTTCGCGACAGATATCAACGCGTCGCGTCCACCATATTTATATACCTTGTCACAAATCACTCGACATATTCGTTCGACATGTTCAACCGTCAAGGCTTCATCGTCCTTATAGTCGAGGTCTACGAAAAAATTATATGAATCGAGCGTCTTTTGTTCGACGACGTATAATTTTTCCTTTTTTATATATTCGATATACTTCGCGTAAAATTCGTTCAATCTATCGTACGGTACGTATAGAACCCCTTTGTCCATTAAAACGTGCGATGGATTGGATTTTTTTTCATAAAATCCATTGTTTTTACACCAGGATTTGAACATGATACTTACGTTACCATGTATTCATTCTTTTAATCCCCTTCATCATGATGTCTCCATATCGATGTTCGATAAGATACATCCGGGTGGATCTCTTCACCCTCCGCGAGTTCCTTTTTCAAAACTAAAAGTTCATAGACCTTATCGTCCTTGTGGATTTCTATGAATTTTTCAGCTCTTTCTACTGTGTACGCGTGTCGATTTACGAGACAATCGTGGATTTGTTTTAAAATATAATTCTTAGACTTCATTATTTAATACTAAATGTTTTTCTATCGAGAGATGTCACACACGCGTAAAATTCTGGATTATTAAGAACATTTTTTTGAATCCTATCCCACATTTTTCGATTTTTAAATTCTGGAAGAGTTTCGAAATTCATGAAATCGTTTTCATCGTGTGTTCTCTTGATCGGTTGTTTTTGAATTTTTCTTAAATTCATTTTTGTTTTTTCGTCATTAAACTTCCTGATGAGGTCTAATTGTTCTGGTCGCGAGTAATCGACAAAGAATACAAATACATTATACTCTAAATCAACTGTAGGACTCTCTTTTACTATAAATTTAAACTCTGTATATTCTCCTTTCTTGAGGGAAACGACTCCACGCGTTTCCTCTTCAAGCTCTCTCAACGCGCAACGAAGGGGGTTGTAGATTTCTCGTCGACGACATCCTCCTGTAACAAAGATCCAATCTTTGAATCTTTTATCCCTGACAACTAAGAACCGAGGCTTATCACCAGTAAACGTAACCGGAATAGCGATAGCTTTATATTTTTTCATTGCGATGTCGCAAGTTATAATTGTCAGATATGTTAATTATCCGCCGTCTCGGCGGTGGATTCGTCGGTTACGACGGTGGTTTCAGTCTCTGGTTCTTCTTTGATCAAGATAGTCTTCGCGGGTGTACGAGGTGGAGTCGCGAGTTTATTACAGAATTTTTTGATATTCACCAGTTCGGTTTTTGCTAAAGCAAATTCCTTATATAAGTAAGCGGTCGCAGCGAGGCACACGATTAGTGCGACGATGGTCAGCGTTTCCCTATCCAGTGAGAGCATTTTATGTAATAGATACGCGTGATTCTTTTAAGCATGTATAACACCCATATGTGTTTGGGTATTTTCGGGACATGAATACCCCTTTTGGGCGAATTGTATTTCGTTATAATGTCCATCTTTACATGGAGCATTTGGCATTTCGGCTGATGATTTTGGATCTACGTATTTGTTTAACGTTCCAGATTTTGGATCATACGTTAAGACAAATATGAATCCCAACAAAAATATCAACTTCAGTAACATTTACTAGTAGTGTGTAAATTAATTCGAATAGGTAAGACCACCCATACCATTCTCAATTCTTAAAATATTATAGTTGACAGCGTACATGTCGGTATCAAACGATCCCGAGGTGCTCAAGAGACGAGCCGAGTCGAGACGACTGAAGTTTAGCGAACCTGTTGGCTGCAATTTAGAGGTGTCGAGGCAGAATGGATACAAGAAACGAGCCTCATCGTCGTCATCGAGCGCCGCGAATGGGGTGTGGTAATAGAGAGTGGCGGACGTGTAATGGGGGGACGCCTTCTTCGCGTCACCAACATCGGTACCGTTGATTTGAAGACGAACTTCACCCGCGGCGACACCGACACCACCCGACTTATAGGTCGAGACGAATTTGACAGGGTGGTTGAAATTGAGTTCCTGGATATTGGATCCACTCTGGACAGCGCGTTGAGTTTGGGTGACGAGCATGTTTTGTGGGGTCGACGAGAGCGCCGTGCGTTCATCGGTATCCAAGTAGATGAATTGTGTGTGAACCTCGGTGTCGGACGCCGGGGAAGAACCCCACGTGATTCGAAGTTCGACGTCGTGGTATTGAAGCGCCACCAATGGAATGGCAGATTGGGCGTTCTCACAGAAGGAGAACCGGAGTGGGTAAAACGCCGCCTTGTCCGCCGACGCCGCGACGAGGGACTTGGAATACGTTTGACCCAAGAGCGCCGGAGCGATATAGAGAGAAAATTCCGAGGTTTGTTCATCAATGACTTGTCCGCCGATCAGTACCTCAACCTTCTTGATTTGTGCCTCCCATTGAGCCTTGGTGCGCTGGGTACCGGCGCGGTTGGAGATGTAGACATATCCGATCATATCACCTTTCCTCTCGAAGCGAACCGTCGAGATGCTCCCCGCGGATGGATTTCCCTGGAGAACCTGGGTTTCGACCGTTTGGGCGAAATTCGTGTGTCGTCGATAGTTCGACCTGAAGAAACTGACCTCTGGTTTTCCGACGATGTGAGCGTCTTGCGCGCCGACGGCGACGAGCTGTGCGATTCCGCCAGACATGTTGTATATTATAGTAAACGATTATTTTTTTTTGGATTTTATACTTTTTACATGTGGGATGCGCATGTAAAAAGTAATCTCACCCGGCAGCCGTATATTTGCCGACGATTCACCTGTGATCCCATGTTGATATGCTATACTCGACGCGTAAATAACTATTTATTCAAAATTATACGCAAATGTTCTTCGGCTTGTTCTTTTGTAATAAATGTACCTAGATGCTTGTGTTTATACATAACTTTCCATTTGTTATAAAGTTTAAAAACACACCCTACTCTTTTTTCTCTTTTTTTGTTTGTACCATCTGGTTTAATAAAATTTTCTGGATCTATCGTGTACTCTTTCAATACTTCTATGGCTTCTTCTTCTGTATTGAAAGCACCTTGAGATAAATACATGTATTTACTTTTGATTTTTACGACTGGTACATAACCGGTTTTCATTTTTTTAGCGAATCCCAAATAACCATCTCTATTAATTTTATAATTTATCATACCTTTCGATATATTACCCTTTAGTAAATCAGATAATTCCTTTTTATTATTACCACCTGCGGAACAATTATATCCATTGGGTGCCAGTGAATTGTAATGTTTTATCCAGTGTATCTCCCTTTCATCTAATAATTCATCAGAAACTTCTTCTAATTTTTCATATTTCATTTCATCTCCGTATTTATCTATTGCTCGTTTAAGTAAGGTGCAATTAGTTGAACTTTTTTTATGCCCTTTTATCCTTTCTTCAAGTGTATGTATAGTCTGACCTATATATACTTTATTTGAAGGGTTCGTTATCTTATAGATAATACCCATATATATATATCAATAGTTTTACTTCTTTAAGTATGGGACAACATATTTAAAAAAGTATTCTCACCCACAGAGATTCGAACTCTGGTTGATCGGTTAACAGCCGACATTCCTAAACCACTGGAAGATAGGTGAATATCCAGCCACCATGAATCGAACACGGGACAATCTGAGTTTTGATCACTAAATTAATAGTGTTATTTAGCTTTAATTACGCTACAATCAGATGCTCTACCAACTGAGCTATGGCTGGGGAGCTTCTACCTGGATTCGAACCAGGGATATTGGATCGGCTTCACATTTTGTCAAAGTCCAAGGTGATGACCACTACACCATAGAAGCTATGTTATCATCACTCTTCACTTCTTTAACCTCGTTAATACATTTAAATCTATAAATAATTAATGAAAATAGACCCGCCGATACGTTTGTTATGATCATCGGTATGATCGTGTAATGTATGGAATATATGAGACCAAAAATACTCGCCGAAAGATTCAAATGTAAAAACGAGTAATTGATAGCCTTCGCGTCGCTGTTTTTATAAACGTGTGATATTTCGGGTATAAACATGAGTGCGATGATTATCGAACTCACGAGTCCTAAAACATCGATGGCATTCATTTTACTTGTTGACTCATGGGTTTAAACTTTTAAGTAAGTT